TGATAGCCCAGGAGATGGTTTTGTTGGATTTGTACACAATGCTGTGATCGAGCAGTATTTGAGCAAGCATGACGAGCCAGAAGAAATCGAATTGTATTTCTGTGGGCCTCCATTGATGAACAAAGCAGTTCAAAAAATGGGAGAGGATTTTGGTATCCCAGACGAGAATATTCGTTTTGATGACTTCGGAGGATAGTCAAAACTTAAATTATCAAAAAGCCGTTACGAAAGTAGCGGCTTTTTTTCTGCTATAATTCCACGCGCTGTATCTTTGCTTTATGGCAGAATTATTAAATAAACAGGAGCTTCATAACCTTGCGATGAATATCGTAGGAAAAGATCTGGAAGCTCAGGGTTTTGAATTTTTAGGAGTGAATAGTGAACTCAAACGCAATCCGCAGTTTGTAGCTTTACGCGACAAAAAATTGCATTTTGTGATCGTGCGGGCTGTGAGTTATCCCGAAAATGCTAATGCCTACGACGAAGGTTTTATGTATAAGGCACAAAACAAAGCGTACATAAAAAAGGAACAATAAAAAAAGGCTTTGAAGCCAGTAAAAACAAGGCTTCACGCAATTTTAAGGCATTCCATCTGTAAAAATCAAAATGCGCATTAATACCTGATCATTACGTGATAATTGCCCAATCAATACGAGACTATACCATAACAGTACTTTAAAAGGCCATTACAAAGCCTTACAATACGTATTAATAGGGATTTGGCGATTACGTTAACCCAATTCAACCGCTTTTTAACCGCAATTTAAAGCGGTTTTTTTGTGCTTTTCATTTTGATCAAAAATACATCAAAAAGCAGTTGCATGGACAGTTGCATGGACAGTTGGGTGGACAGTACCCTGTAATTTTTGACAATTTCGGGAGTGTTTAAAGTATGATTTAGGCAATTGAAAGCGGGTATTTTTCAAACTCACACCCCCTTACTGCAATGCCTTATTTAATTACAAAACATAAAAAAGCCCCTATTTACGGGGCTTGCGGTTCGTTTTATTGTTTTCAGGCAGTTATAAAGTGACTTGTGTACAAATGAAAGTGTACAATTTACCTCATTGAGTTAATACGTATGCTGGCTTTGACCAAAGCCATTGCGCGTACTTTCGCAAGTGGCACATCTTTGGGTTGGTGGTGTTGATTTTCGGAGACTAGCCTGATATGCGTTTCTCCTTTGTCAGATTTCTGTACCCATTTTACTGATACATACTCCTCATCCCCCATCTGTAATGATACGAGATACATCTCACCCCAAAAGATATCATTCTGCAAGTCGTGAATCTCTTTATAAGCCACAATGTCCCCAGATTTTAAAAGCGGGTACATACTATCTCCAGCAACGGTCAAAGCTCCATCACATTTAGGCAGATTTGGTATTGATATGTAGTCGATTGGTGTTTGACCTGCTGCATCTGCAAAAAGAGACACCAGTCCGGCACTTGCCTCCAGATTATAAAGCGGTATTTGCTGACTGTGCAGCTCGCGATCTGTCTTGAGTTTGTAAACCCGAGCAGCTTCTTTCACTTGATCTTTTTCCCTCAACATGCTACCCTCACCAGTTAACAACCAAATAGGGTTAATATTTTCATACACACTAAGAATATTTTCAATCACATTGGAGCCGATATTCTTTTTTTGTTTGACAGCCTTTGATATAGAGCCCCTTGACGCGTCTATGGCATTCTCAAAAGCATAGTAACTAATGCCTTGGTTCTCTATGTATTCAGCCAGTCTTTCTACTACCATAAGAAAATATTCTTCGTATTGTATGGACTATTGGAAAATAATCTTATATATTTGTTCTGTTCTAAGTAACAAATGTATCTAAAAAATGGTAGCAGAGTTCACAGAAAATGAAAAAACCCTTTTAAAAGGGCAAGGCGAATCAATCGCCCGCAAGCACGGTTGTTCTCAAAAATACGTGCGCTATATCATTTTAGGTGAGCGTGAGATTAACACGCCACTTGCGCAACAGGTATATAAAAGTTGCAAGGACCTAGCCGAGTTTTTAACCCCTCAAGAAGATCAGCAATAAATGCCTCACGTTTGGAACGACATATTAGTAGTTACTAAAGAGGAGCTGGTGCCGGACTTTTTCACAGCCGGTAATCTCTCAAAAACGTGTAAACGTTACGAGAATAAGAGCTATGGCCTTAACCGCGTACAATTGGGCGGTAATGGTCGTCAATTATTGATTGAGTTTGACTCACTACCCAAGGACATTCAAAAAAAGATTGGCGACCCTCGCAAGTCAGATCACATACTTGAGAAGTATTACAAGATTGATCCTGAGGCAACCGCCTTTTATACCAATTACCAATTTGAGGACGGTGAGTACCTGACTCTTGACTCGCAAGATAAACACATCACCAACGCCAGTATTTTACAGGCAGTTCTCAAACTTGAGATTGACCGGAGAACTGAGCGCCTTAATAAAGGCGGCTCAATGCGCGGCCTCAATACTTCACTTTGGCAGGATGCGGTAAGCTTCATTGAACTTAAGGAGCAAAAGAACCCGGAAACCTTTCAATGCACTTTACCACGCAGTGAGCGTCGTTTTATAGAGCGTGCCTTGAGACCATTTAAAAAAGAGGGTTACGCCGGTATCATTAAAAAATACAAAGCAAACGACAATGCCCGTAAGGTCACCAGCAAAGAGGAGAAACTTCTTAATGATCTATTCAGTACACAACCTCACAAGCCTACGGCAACCGAGATCGCACGTCAGTACGATGCGTTTCTTGCCGGTTACCTTGAGATTGTAAACAGTAAGACAGGCGAACTGTACAACCCAAAAGGATATGCACAGGTAAGCCCCTCAACAATTACCAACTATCTCACCAAATGGGAGAACGAGATTGGCAACCACGCTGCGCGTTCTGGAGATCGTCAAAAGCTACTTACCAAATTCAGCCCATATCACTCCTTTGAGCGACCTGAGTTTGCCGGTTCTCTCTTATCTATTGATGACCGTCAACCTCCTTTTGAATATGCAAAAGGTAAGCGTATGTGGTTTTATAATGGTATTGATCTGGCAAGCGAAGCATTTACCTGCTTTGTTTACGGCAAATCTAAAGAGGGGATCATACTTGACTTTTACCGTCAGATGGTTCGCAATTACCACGCGTGGGGCTTCAACTTGCCTGATGGTTTGGAGTGCGAAAGTTCGCTTAACTCATCATTTAAAGACACGTTTTTAAGAGAGGGCGCAATGTTTCAGGATGTGCGCATTGAGTCAAACAAAGCCCGCTCCAAAAAGATTGAGCGCTATTTTGGGGAGTTACGTTACGGCCTTGAGAAGCAACGCGAGGGATGGCTGGCCAGACCTTTTGCGATCAGCGAGTCAAACCAACAGGGCGCAGAGTCAAAGATTACCATCCCTTATGATCAGTTAGTGCAGGATTGCCTCCTTGATATCCAGACATGGAATAATATGCCTCATTCGCAAAACAAGAATATGACCCGCTGGGAATATTTCTGCGAAAAGCAAAACGAGAACCTTAAGCCCACAAATTATAAGGCCATTCTACCTCATTTAGGATTTGAAACCGTGAGCAGCTGTAATGCCGGTATTATCAAGCTTCAATACGGGGAGTTTTTACTGGGCGACAATGGCAGCATCTTCACCGGAGAGAGCCTGATCCGCTTAATGAAGCGTGTAGAAGGTCAGGAGATAAAAATTTACTGGTTAGATGATCACGAGGACAAAGTATTTAAGGCATTGGTATACATCAACGGGCAGTACATCTGCGAAGCCCTGCCAAAACCAAGACCTAACCGCGCCAAGATTGAGCGTACCCCAGAGGATGACAAGCAGATGCAATTGATGAGCAGCTATGCAATGACCATAGATCAGTATCAAAGAGCGCAGAAAAATGCTTTAGAACCGGTAACGGTCATCAATCACAAGCCTAAGACACTTAACAACAAGTTCCAGATACCTGGACTTAATCAAAATACCGTAAAGCCAAACCCTAAACCGGTTGAAGTGCTTGACGATTATGAGGAGGAGTTTAACTACAAGCCTCAGGAAAATAAAGGAGGGAGCTGGCGGTCAGCTTTCAATAATTAAAACTCAAATATGTTACTCACACCAGAATTTAAAGAAAAAGTACGGCAAGCCATTCTTGCCGATCGCGAAAACTTTGGCGGCAGTGATGCAGCTTACGCCAAAACTTTAGGGATCAACAGCTCAGCGTACAGTCGCCTCAAAGGAGGAGAGACAGATCGCATATTGAGCGACTCAAACTGGATCGCCATTGGCAACCAGTTACAAGTTACAATGCGTGAAAATACTTGGAAGGTAGCCCGTACCAAAGTGTACAATGAGATTGAGGATAATCTCAGAGAGTGCCAGGATAAAAGCCAGTCAATGATTTTAGTGGATGACTGCGGCATTGGTAAGACCTTTTGCGCCCGTCACATTACGCGCAGAATGCGCAACGCCTTTTTCATCGACTGCTCACAGGCAAAAACCCGCATCCAGTTTGTAAAGCTCCTCGCGCGTACGCTGGGAGTAGATGACAAAGGCAAACACATCGATGTTAAAAGCAATATTAAATACGCTTTAAACATCCTTGAAACGCCATTGATTGTACTGGATGAGGCCGGTGATCTCGATTACAGTACCCTCCTCATCATTAAGGAGCTGTGGAATAGCAGCGAGGGCAATGTAGGCTGGTATATGATGGGAGCCGACGGGCTGCGCTCTAAAATGCAAAAAGGCATCAATAATCATAAAGTGGGCTTTGCAGAATTGTTCAGCCGGTTCTCAGAGAAGTTTATCACGCTGGTACCTACCGGTAAAGAGGATCGCCGTGCATTCTACACGCAATTAATCGGCGATGTAGCCATTGCCAACACCGCAAAAGTACCGGTCAACGCCTTGATCAATCAAACCTATGACCGTGCAGAGCAACGTCACAGAAGCCTCAGACACCTCAAAACCCTAATACAAATCGCAGGATAATGGCAAGACCACTTAACATACGTACAGTTTACTCTCAAAAGTTTGACACGTTCGACTTTGACGGGGTGTGGCTTGATGTATTTGGCGATGCAACCCGCAACGGTATCTGGATCATTTATGGTGCAGAAAAGAACGGAAAAACGTGGTATGCCTTAAAGCTTGCAGATTACCTGAGCAGCTTTGAGCGTACCCTCTACATCAGCGCAGAGGAGGGTCTTGATAAAGAGTTTGTTGACGCCTGTAAACGTGCCGGCCTTGACAGCAGTAATAAGAGCCTCCTGTTTAGCGAGTACAAGACCCTAGACGAGATCAGTGAGCAGCTCAATAAACGTCAGGCTCCTAAAATCTGCTTTTTAGATAACGTGACCGTGTATAAAGATGAGCTGGCCTATGGTGGTTTCCAAAAGCTGTGGCGCGCGCATCCTAATGTACTCTTTGTTTTTATAGCCCACGAGGAGCGTAATGAGCCGTACACGGCAACTGCAAAAATGATCAAGCGTATGAGCAAGATCATTACACGGGTGCAGGGTCTTGCCTGTTTTGTTTCCGGCAGATGCCCCGGCGGTACCCTAACCATCGACGAGGAGAAAGCCCAGCTATACCACGGCACTGAAATAACAACCGATAAAAACTAAGCCTATGAAAACTCATGAGATTTTAAAGATGACTCCAGAGCAGTACGAGGCGCTTGTTTTTGACGCGTGGTTTCACTGGTGCAACCTCAAAGGCTTTGGCGATAAGCAGGTGCAAATGTTCTTAGCCTGTGCAGCATTGTTCAAATGGTGGAGAGCAAACCTTGACGCGCTTGAGGCAGAATTTAGAGAGGATGCAGCCCCATATCACGAGTTTATGAGTGCCTCAGATGCTCTGAAGCTCTACACCAAGCACATCAACAAACTCAATTTTTATTACAGCTCGCCTCTTATCAATAAGGCCCTTAACTCAAATATAATAAAGTGATGGAAACGAACCCCATTTTAAACCGAATACATACGCTGTCTTGGGTATATGCCTGGGCATCTGCTCACAATAAGATTTTGACGGTAGGGCAACGCATTTGCCTTACTCAGGAGCGCGCTGCCTGGTCACGGGTACTCAGTGCAGACGCACCGGCAAAACCTTTTTACACGATCCCTCAGCATCTGGAGGACAAAGTTGCTCAGATCGTGGAGATCATAACTGAAACGAATTGGGATAAACCCGAAAATCCCGAAATCCTTTAAACCTAAAATCATGAGCGCAACAGACGATGCAAAAATGACCACGATACGCCTTGAATTAGCGGTTAATATGAAAGATAAGGAACGTATCAAAAAATACTATCAGCAAGCTTTAAAACTGGACTGGGATCAGGTTTCGAGAGATACCAAAAGAATATATGACAGCCTCGTCGCAGATGCCGGTAAAGCATTAACCCAAACCCAATAATATGGAAACAATAACGCAGCACGAGATTGATGAGAACATTAAAAACTTTCAAAGGGACGTCACTCAGGTACTCTCAGAACCGTATCAGCTCAATATTGATCACGACGATGAGGGTCTGCCCTATGAGGCCAGCATTTGGACTCGGGAGGAGATTGATGTAAGTCAAACCCGATTACTGGACGATCACGCCCAAAACTGGAACCTTAAACTCTCCTTCTCGGCAACATCCACAGGGAGACTATCTATAAACTTTAAACAAATACAGGACTAAAATGGAAGCCACACAAACAAAATCACCACAGGAGATGACCACCGCAGAGCTTGAGGCTTTGCTTAAGACTAAAAAAGAGAAGGAAGCCAAAGAAAAGGAGAAAGCAAAGCAGCAGTACGAGCGCAAGCGCGATGAGACGATCAATTTTGTAATGTCTTTTGCCAAGGGCGTTCACGAGCAGCTGCAAGAGCTAAAAGATATCTGTCATAAACGCATGGAGGATCAGGCCGAGGAGTTGAGCAAATACGGAGGCATTCGCAGCGATAGTAAAGGAGGCTTTTCAATTACCAATGCAGCCGGAGATTACCGCATCACCCGTCGCAGAGATACAGAGCCAAAATGGGATGAGCGCAGCATCAAAGCGCAGGAACTCATTAAAAGCTTTTTGACTGAAACTGTCAAGAAGCGAGACCTCAAGATATATGAAATCCTGATGAGCTTTTTAGAGCGCAATGAGAATGGCGAGATGGAGTACTCACGCGTAATGAACCTACTCCAGCACGAGGCGAAATACGACGATCCCCGATGGCTTGAGGGGCTTAAACTCATCAAAGAAAGTTACAGCAACCACTTACGTGGGTATGGGTACCTCCTTAAGATCAAAAAGGAGGACGGTAAATGGCACAGCCTTAATCTCAACTTTTCAAGCTTGTAATAATGGCAGCAGAGATCAAAATCACAGCAGGAGAGCAATGGGACAGCTATTGGGTAAATGAAAAGCACGTCTATAAAGACACCAACGGCAACTGGATCGCAAGCCCGGAACTCACACAAAATGAAAAGGTCGCCTTTTTAAGGCACACCAAGACCAATCACGCATAACTAGAAAGGGTAATGCTTAACGAACGGAAAGCGCTTGTCGGCGTTGATGCGCTGTGGCTGTCTCTACCCGCGGACCCTGTATATGAAACACCGGGATAGAGATTAAAAGCGAGCATTAGGTAAGAACATACGCCTTAAGCCCCAGAAAGACCGCCCACCTGAGCGAGATCAGGTATTTATCCCCGCGCAGGCGGGGAACTCACCGGGACTGGCAGCAGGGAGGTTCGAGCCCTTCGCCCGGGTCAAAATATAGCCTCTACAGGTTATAATTTAAAATATCGCCTCTAAAGGTTATAAATATGAAAGCAAACGCAAAACAAAAGCAACTCATCCACCTCAATGCAAAGCCCGCATACATCAAAGAGGAGTATGTGCAATGGGCCACAGGTGATGAGACAAAAACCAGTTGCAACGATCTCAGCTTTGACCAGGCAAATATGATCCTCAAGCAAATGGGTATGCAGCCCATCGCAGCCAGTAAGGAGGACTCAGCCCTATTCTGGGCATACTTCGACAAGAAAAACTCCAAGCACATGCAGATCATGAGCCTCTTGCATCAGGTTCTTTGGCGTAAACGCCATCCTAAATATGGAATGGTACCAGACCTTGAGCGCTTCGGTTCCTGGTTACAAAGTGATAAATCCCCCGTACAGAAACCACTCAAAAAAATGACTCCACAAGAGTGCAGCAAGATCATAACCGCCCTTGAGGGCATCTTAAAAGGACTTTACAAATGAGAAGAATGTCATTCGCGCTCACAAAAGAGCAAGTACAAAACCAAACCAAAACCGTAACACGTCGCAACGGCTGGAACAATCTGAAAGTAGGAGACCTTATACAGCCCGTTGAGAAATGTATGGGGCTCAAAAAAGGTGAAAAGCAGGTAAAGATTGGTTGTCCCATACGCGTGACTGCGATAAGCGTGCAGCGCCTCTACCAAATCACTAAAAAGGAGTGTGAGCTTGAAGGGTTTCCCCATTTGTTTCCTGAGGACTTTATCGTGATGTATTGCCAGGCTAACAAGTGCAAACGAGATCAACGCATTAATCGAATTGAATATGAGTACACCGATCCCATTTGAGCAGGTATGCGAGCATCCACCAGAGGCACTATATACCCGCCTCATTGAGGTCTGCTGTACTTGCGAAACCACCGTCACCCATTGCCGCCAATGCGGTTCAGATATCGATAAACCAAAAACAGATTGTACATAATGGATTTACTTGAAGCCTACCTCATTTTCATTCACGCATTTGCCATGTACGGCATCTGGTGTGCATTTTCAAAAGAATAACCTATGACCACCCATTACACTATATACATCGCCAAGCACAACCTCAAATTAAAGGTTGGGTACCGCTCCGGGAAGTTCTGGAGGGTTGAGCGCGTAAGCGGTCAAATCACAGACACGATCCTCGACAGCTTTGGTATTGTGGTACCGCTTCTCGAAAAGGAGGTGCAGCAATACCAGAACCGCTATGGCAAAAATGTCACCTACACCAAAATCGAAAAGAAGAAAAGCATGTATACCCAGTTCTCAGATGCCTGGTTTGTTTTCTATGAAGGTTTTGCAGGTATAGAGCCCAAGTTTACGGGAGTTGAAGGCAAAGCCCTTAAACAGATTATCACCTATCTCAAAAAGGTTGCCGGTGACGATTTAGCAGCTCTGGAACTGTGGAAAGTCATACTAAGCAAATGGAAACACCTGAGCGACTTCCACAAGCAAAACACCGACCTCAAATACATCAATTCAAAACTAAACATCATACTCAATGAACTCAAAGCAAACACCGGCAAAAACGCAACCAGCGGGGGAACTGATGACCTCAGAGCAAAAACGGCAGAGAGACTTGGTATTGTACCACCCGGCTAAATGTTTTCAGCACAGCAAAAAACTAAAGCGCGTAACCGATGCCTTAACGGTACCGGCTCCAAGGCTTTCAGAACTGGCAAAGTCACACGGGCGCGAGTGGATCATTGGTTACGTAACCCTTTGGCTTCTTGATCTCAACGATTATAGCACCGTAAAGCGCAAAATGAGCGATGCCCAGATCGAGCGTACAGCCGAG